TCAACATTTTAAAATTATGGAAAAGAAACTACCAATTTATTACGCTTCAATTAATGAAGATTTAAACGGATTAGAATTAAAACAACAAGGTATTCAGAACATAGCTTTAGTAGATAGTCCTGCTATGCTGACTGAGTGGTTAATGTTTAGTGAACAAAAACATATCGAGTTTAAAATGGCTTTACAGGAAGAACAACGTATTGTAACTGCTCCAGTAATTATAGCCGATTTACCTATTTACAGAAAGATTGAAAATAAAGAAACTAAAACTATTGAGGAGTTTTATGTAGTGTATAAAAAAGAAACTAATATGCAAGTACTACAAAAGTATATGTTAGATGGTAACCAAAAGAAAGTAAAATTAACACATGATACAAGTGATCTTTCGAAAGGTGTTTTTGTATTTGAGATTTTTATGAGTGATGAAAGTAGAGGTATTTCTGCTCCTAAAGGTTTTGAGAATTTAAGTGATGGCACAATTTACTGTTCAATGAAGATTAACAATGATGACATTTGGAATGAAGTAAAAGCAGGTAAAGTAAAGGGTATTTCATTAGAAGGCTTTTTTGATTTAGAGCAGGAAATAGATTTAACAGAGCAACAAGTAGAAGCTATCATTAACGACCTTATACGAAAATAGTTTGGGAAAAACAAAAATTAAAGCGTTAATATATTAAGAAATCTTAAATAAAAATAAATATGTTAAACGAAAAAACACAAAACTTAGTTAAGAGCTTCATTGCTAAATTAGGTATTGAATTACCAGCTAAACCAGTTGTTAAATTAGAAGATGTTACCTTAATGGATGGCACTATGTTAACAGTTGATGCGATGGAAGTGGGAAGCCCTGCAATGTTTACTGGAGCTGATGGCGTTGCTATTCCTGCTGAAGGTGAATATGAATTAGCAGATGGTTCTAAAATTGTTTGTGCTGCTGGTGTGGTTACTGAAATCAAACCAATGGAAGTAGAAGCTGAAAAGAAACCCGAAGTACCTGCTGCGCCTAGCGAAGAAATGGCTGCTGTATTAAGTAGAATGGCTGAAATGGAAGGTTTATTGAAAACATTAACTTCTACTAACCAAACTTTAGAAACTCAATTAGAAGAAAATAAAAAAGGTTTAGTAGTTGCTTTATCTGCAATTGAAGAATTTAATACTACTGCGGTTGCTGTTAGTTTAGAAGCTTCTAAAAAACCTGCTACTAAAATTGACTTTTCTAAACTATCTGAGTTTGAAAAATATCAATTAGCGAAATACGAACAAATTAAATATTAAACTTAAAAATAAAAAACAAACAAAATGGCAATAACTTACACAACCCCAGTAACGGTAAATGGTCCCAACTTAGTACCTATTATTGAGCAGCTTTATTTCGATAACAAAACTATTGGAAAGGGCTATGTAACCTTTAATGAAGATATTAAAGCAGGTACAATTTTAACAGACGAATTAGTTTCAGTAACCGCACAAGCGTATACTGGTAACGCATTGTCTTCTAGTGGTTCAATCACTATTACTGATAGAGCAGTAACTTTAACTAAATTAGAATACAAACAAACATTCTTAGATGAAACTTTACGTGCCACACGTTTTCACTTAGATGTGAAAAAAGGTGCTTGGGAAATTGAAAGCAATGAATTTGCTACAACTGTACTAGGTAAATACGCTCCATTAGTATCTCAAGATGCTGAATCAATTTTCTGGGGCGGTGTTTTAGCTGCTACTAAAGTATCTGTTGCTGCTTTAGTTCCTGGCGTAGGTCAAGGCTCTATCACTGCTGCTGCTCAAACTGCTTTCGCTACTTTGACTGCTGGATTAGTTGATGGTATCTTTACTAAAGCATTTTATGATAACGGTGCAATTGGTGGATACATTAAGGTTACTGGAACAACTGTAACTGCTGCTAATATCGCTGCGGAGGTTGGAAAAATTTACGCTGCAATACCAGCAGTAGCTTTAAACAACGATAATGATCCAGTTGTTATTTACTGCCCTCGTGCTTGGAAACAATTAGTTTATAACGCTAATAATACAGTAGGAGCAGCTCAACAAGTTAACTTCTTAGTAGAAGGACAAGGTGCTGATGCTCGTTTTTACTACAACAACATAGAAATGTTATTTGTTCCAGTACCTAAAGATACTTGGGCATACGCTCACCAAAAATCAAAAGTAATGTGGAATACTGATTTATTATCTGACACTAATCGTGTAGAGATTGGTAAGGTAGCTCATGATGGAGATTTGAGATTTATACGTTCTATCTATTGTATTCATACGCATATTGCAACCGCTACAAACGGTGTATTGTACGGAGGATAAAAAAACGGAGGGGTTATTAAATTAGCCCCTCTTATTATAAATTTTTAAAACATAAAAAATGCCTTGTTTATTAACACAAAATTATACAGTAAAAGATTGTTTAACTCCAGCAGGGGTTGCATCATGGTATATTACACCATTTGCTAATATGCTAACAGCAGTATTAACAGCTAATGTTGTAACTACTATTACCAAAACGGTTGCTTTTAAAACTATTGCGCAAGAGATCGAACAAGGTACTTGGAGTTATTCAGGTGCGGGAACTTCGGCTAGTGGCGCTTTAGCTTTTGATTGGGAAGCAATGATTAAAATGAATCAATTAAATACTTTAGATCAAGAAGAAATCACTTTAATCCTAAAAAACAAATGTGTACTTATTGCAGTAATGCAAAATGGCGATGCTTGGATGTTAGGGCGTGAATTTGGTTCTGTTAGTATTGATTCTAAATTTGAATCTGGAGCAGCTTTAGGGGACAATATGGGAACTACTTTAACGGTAAAAGGTAGAGCAATCGCAGCAGCTAAAAAAGTTGATCCAACTATATTAGCAGGATTAATAGCCTAATAGATTAAATTAATTACACAAATATTAAAGGCAACCCTGTAAGGTTGCTTTTTTTATTTTGGGAAAACTTTAAAAAAAAGCGTTAATATATTAGTGATTTTAATAACTAAAAATACAACTAATAGCATCATTTTAACACTAGCTGAAAAGACTACATTAACTAATGTGGTTTATTTATTTGAAGTTACTAATGATTCGAGTGATGAAGTTAAGTGTTTTATTGCGTCCGATATTAGCCTAAATAAAGAAAGATATAATGAATTTAATTTAATTGAAAATGTAACTGAAAGTTTATTGATTGGTACATTCTCATTAACGTTAAGTGGTTTTTATACATATAACATTTATGAACAGGCTAGTTCAACAAATTTAAATCCAACGTTGGCTTTGCATAAAATTGAAACGGGTAAATTACAAATTGCTTCTACATTAACAGATTTAGAACAATATGATGGAAACCAAACAACAACAGTAGTATATAATGGCTAGTATTGAAATAATAAATAATAAACAATCTCTTGCTTTAAAGGAAATGCCTAAACTAGCTTTTACATTGGATAACAATGGAATGGTTAAATATGGCAAAAACAATCTTTACCCACAGGAGTTAGTGCGTTTATATAATGACCATCCAGAGCATAGAGCTATCATTAACCGTAAAGCTCGTTATATTTGGGGCAAAGGATTAAAGGCGGTTAAGCCAGAAGATGAAATTAAAGTAAATGCTTTTGTTGATGGCTTTAATAAAAAAGAAACCTTAAACCAGGTAGGTAAAAAGATTAGTGTTAATACAGAAATGTTTAACGGTCAGTTTATTGAGGTTATAACTAATTTAGCTGGTGTACCAATTGAAATGTTTTTTTTAAATTCGGCTAATTGTAGATTATCCGAATGTGGCGAAATATTATACTTTTGTAAAGATTGGAAAAAATCGCAATCGCAAAGAGAAGTAAAAGAGATTAAGAAATTCAAAGAAGGCGAAAATCAAATAGGTAGTTTCTTTTGTGAGTTCAAATACTATTCGGCAACTGGCTGTAAATTAGATGCTATTTATCCAACTGCACAATATCAATCTATTGTAGAAGATATTAATACGGATATAACTATTAGCGTTACTAATAGCAATATGGTAAACAATGGTTTATCAATGGGTAAAATTATTAACTTCTTTAACGGTAATCCAGATGATAAAACAACCGCAGTAATTGATAGGGGTTTTAAAGGAACTTATACAGGCGAAGAAGGTGAGGCTGTCATGATTGTTCACTCTGATAGAGATGATAAAGCCCCTGAATTAGTAGATGTAACACCTACTGATATGGCGGATAGATTTACCTATACTGCTAAACGTGCTCAAAAGAAAATATTTGCAGGCCATGAAATGGCTAGTGAATTATTTAACATTAAGTTTGATGATAGTTTTTTAAGTGGTAGCCCTGATTTATTAACCTTACAAGAGTTATTTGTTAAAGGATATGTAGAACCAAGACAAGAAGATTTATTAGAGTTTTTATCTTATTTATCATTTATCAAAACTGGTGAATATTTAGAAATGATGTTTGAACCTATTAGTTTAATTGGTGCAGACTTATCAAATGATATTGA